AGCGCTGAGCTTCCATGATCTCGTCCATGCGCTTCTCGTATTCTTTGATAGACATCTTAGCTACTTGTGATTCACGCAAGTACTTAGACTCTTCAGTATCGTTAGGTGTAGTAGTGCGTTTAGTCATGACAGACGATGCCGCACCCTTATCACTTGAACTTTTCTTGGGCTTACCTGTAATACCCTTATCAACTTTATACAAGTCAATCACACGAGCTACAGACTTAGCGTCTTCTACATTCTCGTACAGAGCATCTTGTACCCACTTAGGCTGATCTTTAGCCCATTCATGGAATGTATCATCTGCACGTATCTCACCAAAGTCAGGGTGGATAGCAGCTAGTTCAGCTTCAGCTTTCTCACGCTTAGCTGTAACACGTAGCTCTTCAATCTCTTTCAATCGTTTATCAATATCAGAGGAACGTTCATCAGCTTTCTTAGCTGCAATAGCTTCAACGATACCTGCTACGTCTGGGTATTTCTTAGCCCAAGCTTCAATCTCTTCGTTTGACTTAGGAAGTACAAGCTCATTCTTTGTAGCTGCTTCTAGTTGTTTCTCTAGCTTTTCTAGCTTAGCAGTTACTTCCTTGTCTTTCTCTTGCATATGGCGGCGTAGATCACCATAGCGTTGCTTGAAAGTCTTCTCTTCAGCGCTTAGCTCTGTATCATCCGCTTCTTGTGCTTCGGCTTTAGCTGGCTCTTTCGCTTCTTGTTTAGAAACACTTTCTGCCTGAACTGAGGTGTCCTCAGAGCTTTCGCTATCGGGTTCACTATCGGTGGCTTCTTCCTGCGTTTCATCTTCTTGTGCTAAACCTGCTTGCTTCATCAACTCACGTAGTTCTTCTTCGTCACGTTTAACTCGTGCTTGGTTACGCATGTGTGATGCAGAGTTTACCTCTACTTGTTGAACTTCAGCCATTGTTTACTCCTTATGTTGGGGCCAGTCAAGAGTGACTGGGTAGCCTTATAGTTATATTGGATATGTTAGTCTTCTTCGTCGTCGGACTGTGATACACCTGCAGCTTCAAACTGTGCATCAATAGCGTCAAAGATTGCATCATTCTCTGCCTCTTCTTCAGCAGTCATATCATCGCTATCAAATACATACTTATCTCCGATAACAGTTGGGTCATCTCTTGATGCCACACCGCCACCTGTAATAACCTGTGGTCCACCGTCATCATCACCTGTTGCGCCACCACCAGACTGAATAGCTGCTGTTTCAGCTACTGTCGATGTAGTAGCTTGTTGTTGATACAAACTACTTAATATACTCTGTGCATCTTTTCCGAAACGACTCTGTAGTTGTTTTAATATCATGTCACCATTAATAGCTTCATGAGGTAATAAACTTAAAAACTTACTGTCATCAACGGTTTTATTGATCTTTATCTCTAGTTCATTTGCTGTTTCATCATCGCCCATAACCCTAAGCATACCAACTAATGCACGAGAACGTGCAACACCTGTTGCTCTATTTAAGCCGACTAAAGCAGCACCAGCTAAGCCTACAGTAGCTGCTGTCTTTTCGCCTTTAGACAGACCTAACATTTCATCTACAGCAGCTTTAACTTTATCGCTATCAGTAAAGTCTAGCCCGTCTGCCCAGCTTGTAGGGTCTTTAGGTTCTGTATCTGTAGGAGGTGGGCCATCATCGTTATCACTTTGTTGTACAGGTGGTGTAGTCGTGTAACCCATACTAATATATTTATTATATTCTTCTTGTGTATTAGCAGTAACCTCTGTACCATCAGGAGCATACAAAGTTACAGGTGTAAACATAGGTTGTGCTTGTGTAGGCTGACCTAGTTGCTGTAAGTTCTGTTGTGCTTGTGGAGAGAAACTAAACCCTGCGCCAAACTGAGAGAAGTCTAGCTGAGCCTGTGTACCTGTTGGTAGTGGTGTAGTAGGTTCAGGCACATTAGGCATAGGTACAACGTCACCACCTGGTGCATAACCTCTTACGTCACCGCCCTGTGCATAACCTGCATTACCCATAGCTACTGGTGCACCTTGGCGATACATCATCTGTTGTTGCTGATATGGATCAGGTTGTGTAGACTGTGTGGGTTGCTGTGTAGCAAAACCACCTACAGCCATCATCATAGTCTCAATCTCAGCCATCTCTTCAGGAGTAAGATCATCGTCTTCCATCTCACCCATAGGCTCACCACCAATGCGTCCTTCAGCATCCATACGAGCTAGTTCTATCTTAGCTTCTTTACGTAGGTCTTCAAAGAACTTCATGCCATAGAAACGAAGAACATCAGCAGGTACTACGTACTCACCTTCACTTAATTGCGCTGGGATGTCATCACGTACTTCTTCAGGTAGGGAGCCTGGTGGTACATCATTACCTGATACAGGGTCTACTTCCACAGGACGTGAACTAATAAACACTGCTTGCATTTGATCGTCTTCATTTAACGCCATTAACTTTATCCCTCAAATATTTTAGTCTACGTAATGCACGAATACCACCTTGCGTTTGGTGTATCTCTACTACGTGTTCTGATTGCTCTAGCCGTTTGTGTAATTCTGAAATGCTTTCATCTAGCTCTTCACAGAACGCATCCCACTCACCTTTATTATTAACAAAAGCTTTAAGCGACATTACCACTGAATCCTTGCTCACCTGGTGCAGGAGCTACGCCAGTACCCATAGTGCCGCCACCTGCGCCTGTCTGATCTTGTGCATCAGCACCTGCAGGAGCTTGCTGTGGCGCTGGACCACCTGCTTCAGGAGGCATTGCACCCTGTGGTGGTTGTGGCATAGGTTGCTGGAACCCTTTCATGATCTCAGCTTGGATAGCTGCATCAGCCATAGAGTTAGTCACTTTGTCAGGGTCTAGGTCCATACTCTTAGCGATCTCACGTACAATGTAGTCCATCTTAGCAAACGGTGCTAGCATTGGGTTAGACGCTACCTGTAGGAACTGCATTAGGCGCTGGGAGCGTACCTCATTAGCCATCAAGCTTTCAGTACCGTTAGCCTTAACTTCTAGGTCACCACGAATAGTTTCATCGAAGTCAAACTGCATGTTGAACGCAAAGAATGCACGTCCAATAGGTGCTAGCAGATAGTCATCTACGTTCTTAACAACAGTTCTAATACTGCCATTAGCTGCAGACATAAGCATACTAATGCCAGAAGCGGTACGTCCCACTCCCGATACGCCTGTCTGTCCGTGTGCGAAGCTTGGGAATCCTGTGCTTTCATCAGCGAGGACACGAGCCTTGTCAAATAACTGCATGTTCTCACCAGCCACGTTGGGGAACTTAGTACCAAAGATAGCTTGACCCGGCGCTCCACCTTGTCTACGGAACACCTTGCCTGGATACACGGATAAGTCTTGTCCTGGTACGAGGTTTGTTTCATCTATCTCAATTAGTAGGTTACCAGATAATACAGCATTGTCAACAGCCATTCGCATGAAACCGTTCATTAATGTTTGTGTATCATCCATATTCTCAGCAATACCTACACCAAAGAAGCTGTATGGGTTATGTTCATATGGTACTGCATAGTAAGGGATACGTGCAGGTTTGAATGGGTTTAGTACACAGCGTAAAACTTTACCGTTAGATACCCAGATGTTAGCGTTGACTTCGTGTAAGTCTTTTAGCTCTGATGGAATGTTGATACCGTTCTCTTCTAAGATGTCTACGTCTACAAAACCCCAGAACTCTAGCACTTCCCAGCGCTCAGTATCTGTAGGAGCAGTATCGTCATCCTCCATCTTCATTTCCCAATGCTTACGCACATAGTCTGAACCAATAGCTACAGCATCTTCGATAGCTTCATCAATGAAGTATGGTCTACCTTTCAATGCACGTAGCTGATTGCGTGACATCTTGTGACGCTCAACAACATACTCTGCGTCATCCATAGAAGAGGCTGCAGGGTCAGGGTAGAAGTTCCATAGTGATACGTGGTTAGTAGATGGTACAGTCTTAACTAGTGGGTCATACTCACCATCTTCATCCCAGTTAGGATATTCTTTATCTACAGCGAATGGGCCTTTCATGACACCCGTACCTAGTAGTGCCATCTCAAATGCCATAGAGCGTAGATGCTTAGATGCACCACTCTCTTGTAGCTGATCGTGAATCTTCTTTTCCATCTTCTTAGCTGCAATCATAGCAGGATGGAATGTAGCTGTAGCAGGTGTAGTACCGTCACCCTCAATGATCTTCTCAGATACAGGCTCTACTTTGTTCTCTACTGGACCAAGGCGGCGACGAAGGTCAGCCATAGTCTCACCAGGTTTTAGCTCTGTGTCAGGACCAATCAGGTACGGCTTGTTAGTCTCTTGAGTAAACGGTGTACGCATAGCGTCACCAGCTTTCTCTGCTGCAGGGTCTAAGTTAATGTGTACCGCTTCAGCTACACCATCAGGTAGTACAGATGGGTTGATAGTAAGTGGGAACTTGTTGTTACCAAAGAGTACGTCAACGATCTGACCATATGCAGCTAGAGTCTTAGTCTTAGTTACTTTAACAAACACACGTGACTTTTCGCTAGACGTGAACTGTACATCTGGTCCGTATATACCACGATAGTTACGATAAGAGCGTAACCAGCGTTCTTCATCAGCGTTACGTGCATCTTCAGCACGTTTAAAGCGTTCATTCACATAAGTAACAACACTGCTCACGTTATCAAACAGAGTGTCTTCTTGCTCTTCTGCAGCGACTACTTCATCTGTCTCAAAGGATAGATCGTCTATTTCTGCCATTATTTAGTACCCGAATGTTGAGTCTGACGCTTGAAAGCCAGAGTGTTGTTTTGCAGGATTGAAGTCCCAGATTGAACTACGTGGTCTAGTCATTATACCATAGCGTAATGCGTCATACAAGTGATCTTCTGCATTAGTGTCCACGTCTTCAGGGTTCTTCTTATCTAGCGGTATACTAGGTATCTGCGCTATAGTATTCGTGCAGGTGGAGAAGAACACCAGCCTTGGCTCTTCAGTGAACTCATCCACCTGCAAACGGCGGTGAATCTCGTTTTTACCTGCTACCCTTGAGCCACGAGAGCGATCCGAAGGTCTCCAACGACAACCCTTCATGTTCATTTGCTCTGCCAGTGACGGGCCAGTATCTCCTCTTTTATGCCAGAGGGACGAGTCTAACACGCCGTATCTAATAGTTCCATCATTTGCTTCAGCTTCTAGCACCATATCAGCTAGATCGAAAGCCGTAACCTTAGAACAATAAAGCTCTCTGTAGACAACCAACTGCTCAGTCGGTGCGACAGCGAACCAAAGTACTCCTGTGTAGGAGCCGTAACCATAGTCGCAAGCTCTAAACTTAGGCCAGGAGTCAGGTATGTCGATAGGTTCCACAACGTGTATGCGTCTATTGAACTCAGGGAAAGCTGCTCCGTCATTGATGTCCCAGTTACCTTCAAGCAACTGTTTACGTTGGTGCTCTGGTAAAGATAGAAGCATTGCTTCGTAGTCACCAGTGTCTGCTAGATAAGGGTTGTCAAACAGACTAGCAGGAATGAACCTGCGTTTAAACAATGGTTGACCTTCTTTACTGTGGCCTTTAGGGAATGTAATAGTATCCCCTGTCTCTATGTTCGTAGCCCAGAATGGTTCACCTGATGGCGCTGGGTCAATAAACATCTTCTTAACCCATTGATGTCCTGCACCTCCAGGGTTTGTAGTACCACGCATATACAACCCTAAGTTACTGCTGTGTGCACTACGTAGACGTGACCTCATATAATCCCAAGCATAAGGGGTAGGCCACTGTGTAAGTTCGTCAAAGCCTATCCAGTTAAACGCTTGACCTTGGTAACGAGTAACGTCCATGTCTTTGTCAAGGTACGACATCCAAAGCCTACCACCCCTTGGACTGATCCACTGACTCTTTCTTTCAGACCACTTAATACCTGGTACAGCTTTAGGGTATAGCTCTTGGCTTTTCTGTATAAGTTCACGAAGTTCCTCCGTTGTATGACGTACAAGTAGACCACTAAAGTTAGGATCGTTTAACCCATGAAGGGGGTCAGCTAGCATCGCATACGACTTGCCACCACCAGCCGCCCCACCATACAGTACTTCTCTTTCAGATGCGGATAAGAAGTCTGTCTGTGGTCCTGGGTTTGGTTTAAACACTACTTCTTGTGCAGTGTCAACATCAAACTCAGCAGGTTTTACTTGTGCTGCTACAGTTTCTACTACAGGTTCAATCGTCTGGGGGGATGACTCTGTAGGCTCCAATACTTTCTTCTTCGAGCCTCTTGATCTCCTGTAGCGTTTCTTCGAGCCGCTTGGCAAGCTTGCGTTTAATTGTAGCTGCTTTCTTACGTCTTCGCTCAATGTCTACCCTTTTCTTTAAACCCATATGTGAGATGTATCTACCAGTCTGTCTATACAACCATATAGCTACTTCTCTGTAACCATACTGCTTTAGATGTCTCTTTGCAAGCTCTAATGCTTCTAGTTCATCTGGTATGGGTTCTAATAGTTTATCGTTATCAGGGTGTACTCTGTATCCGAAAGGCACGGTGCGTGTTGTTCTCGCTATTAC